TCATCTTTTCAATATTAGCTGGCAGGCTTCCGTTATTAAGATTTAATCCACGATAGAAAGTTCCTGTTCGCTTTGTTCTAATTGAAGACAAATACATCTGAACTGCAGGATCTGCAATTTGAGAGTAGTCGCCCATCATATACTTGTATAGAGCAGACTTAGCTCTTCTCTCTATATCACCAATATCCCAAGCAGGAGATGCCGCTTGTCTCATATAGTTTGTTCCAGGAGTTGCTGAGTAAATTACCTTTGGAGCAACATACTGAGTTCTTACATGCATTTCTGGTCTATATTTACCAATTTGCAATAATCCATGAGCTGGATCATCGTTTGTCATATCCTGATAATATGACCCCTTCTTAGGGAATTTTGCCTCAAACTGTTGTCCTGGCTTATGCCAAATTCTTCCTTCAGCGTCAGCATACTTCTTATACAACATTTCAGTTTCATGTTGTATCTGTGCCTGGCCTCTAGCTAGCTTACTATAAATATGTGGATTTTTTGCCATGAATGCATTGCTATTCATGATTCCATAATTATGTTTGTCGTGTCTTACCTTACCGCCAATTAACCCACCAGCATTTGCATGCTGCATAATAATTCGAGACGATCTTCTATCTGCAGCTGCATTTAAAAACATATTAACAAAGTTTTTAAATGCTAATGATTTTTCTCCACTTTGAGCTAATGTTTCTAATGCCTTAGAAAATACTACCCCTCTGCGTCTTTCCATTTGATTAATTACTGATCTTGCAGATGCTGATGTTATAGGGAGTGCATTTGGAATAGCTCCCTTTGTTCTTCTTGTAACATCATTATTAAATAAGTTTAGGAATCCCTCTCCAGAAATAGCCTGTCCATAATTACCGACAGCCTGATATCCCCAGTTTGTAAATCCTTTACGATCTGCTGGAGATACGTGCTCTGAATGTCCAATGTAATTTCCATTAGGAAATAATCTAGACATTGCATGTTCGTAAACATCAGCACCAAATACGTGCTTATTCTTTTCTATTTCAGCAAGAATTGCAGTAGATGGGGTTATACCAGCACCACGATTCATTGAAGTTAATGATCTTCCAAAATCTTTTTTAATTGATTTGGCTCTTGCAAGAGTGGTAGCTTTTCTAGCTTCCTTCCACTGTTTTCTATTAATATCATTTTTTTGTGAATCAAATGATGATTGCCATGACTTTTCAAAATCTTCAACAGCATACTGCAGTGCTAGCTTAGGAGGAACTCCCATGCTTTGCAGAATTGCAGAGTCATGCATAATAGATCTAAATTTAAATTCTCTTCCCCAGTCTGGAGATGCGTGTAATCTTTCTTCTAGCTGTAGGCTCTTTCGATATGTATCAATATCGCCATATCTTGCCTTTCCTCCACGGACAAGTCCTCCAACTACGCCACCTAGATTTCTAAGAGTAATCTTATTTCCACGATTTGCGCTTTCAAGAACAGGGAACATTTTTTGTGTTTGCTCTGGCCCAAAATATGTTTCTCCTGGGGTAAGGATTGCATCAACTTTTCCACCTTTATTTAATGGTTGCGCTTGTGCTGCAAGTTCTGGGTTCATTCTTGTAGCACGTTGATTTAGTATGTACCCACCAGCTTCAAGCTTAGCAGGAATAATATCATAATTAATATTTTGCGGACCTGGGACGGTTGTTCCATGTTTAATTGGATCGTAGACTAACCCACCAGCATTAAGTTTTTTAGGACGAGGCGTAGTCGTTTCTATTGAATATCCACCACCTGAGGTTTTGACCCCAAGGTTTTTAGCTATTTGGTCTAATAAGTTTGAAGTTTCAGTCTTATGAAATAGTTCTTTCATATTTGACTTACCTTGAGCACTTACAACAGGCTGATTGGTTAATGGAACAGTTGTTAAATTAATTGGTCTATTTAAACCTGTTGCAATTTGTGTAGCAGTTTCTGCCATCATTGCTTCTACTGTTGCATTTAATTCAAATATTTTTGCTCTTGCTTGATCAACTGTATATTTACCAGCTTGTAAAGATTGTACAATTGCAGCTGCTTCTTGAGAAGCCATTTTTGTAATATCTAACATTGGTGGAAGCATTGCTTGGTATGCTTCTGAAAGCTCAGCAGTTATTGTTCCAGTTGCTTTTACTTCCGCCTTTAGCGCAGCAATTTCCGCTTCTGACTGAGTTGCAATAGCTGCTGTCATTGCATGCCATTTACCAGCTTCCTCAGCTACAATTCCAGTAGAAATATTATTAATAGAAGATACTCCAGGATATTTCGGAAGATCTCCTTGTGAGTACATCTGTGGATTATTACCAATTCTAATATTTACTGGTTTTGGTCCTGGTACTGTTGAGAAAATTGTTTCTGCTGCACGTTGTTCTGCAGTCTTTGACCCCGTTGGAGTTAGGTGAACCATGTCTCTTGAATACGGTTTACCAATTAAAGGGTGGTTTTTATTTGCAATTCTTTGCCCATTTAATTCAATGCCATTTGGCACAACAGTATTTCCAGCAACAGTACTAATTCCATTGCTAACAGCAATTGTAGATTCCATAGCCTGCTTTTGTAAGTACTGGAATGATTTTGCTAATGAATAAACCGCATCAGCAAATGTTGCAGTTGCCTTTGCATCTGAATAGAAGGTATCTTGAATTAATGATCCAGCTTTTTCAGCTGCAATAATTTCTGGGGTTAGTAACTTAAATCCTTCTGTGCCTTTAAATAATTGCTTTAAATGGAATACGCCCTTAATAATATATCCAAAGAAGTTTCCTAGTACACCTGTAAGCATGATAAGGGGACCAGCTATTGCAGTAAGTCCTCCCATAAATGTCAAAATTGATTTAAGTGGGCCAGGTAAATGGTTTACAAACTTAACTATTCCATCAATGGTATTAAGCACCATTGTATTAATCTTGAGGAACCCTTCTCCTACTGATGCTAAATCTGCCTTTACGCTTTCTAAAGCTCTTTTATATTTACCAGAAGCAGACTCTGTCATCTGCGTTAATTCTCGTTGGGATATTGCAGCAAGATCTTGTGTGCTTGCTTTCATTAAATCTAAAACCTGAAGTGTTTGGGATCCTTCTTTACCAAGATTCTGGAATAACGCAGACATTTTTGCAAATTGGAATTTTCCAAATAACTGTTCAATTGCCTGTGTTTTTTGTAAAGGATTTAGGTTATCCAGAGCTGCTTGTAGCTGAAGCATCATCTCTGTGACATTGCCTGCATTATTTTTTACTATTCCTTGTAGGTCAATGCCAAATGAAGAGAACATATCGGTTGCAACTTTAGTAGGATTTACTAATGAAGCCATCGCTGACTTAAGGGCGTTAGCACCCTCAGAAGCATTTACTCCGCCTTCTTTCATAGCAACAAGCATTAAAGATAAATCTTTTACATCTCCCCCTAATGCTTTAAATACTGGACCAGCCTTTGGAATAGCTGTTGTTAAGTCTTCAAGAGTTGTGGAAGTTTGGTTTTCTACTGCGTTTAAGAAGTCAATAGATTGCGCTAGCTGCTCTGTATTTTGCTTAAATGCAGATTGAATTGAAAGTGTAGCTTTCATTGCATCTTGTCTGCTTACTTCTCCAAGAACTGCAAGTCTCGTTGTTTCTTTTGTGGAGGCAATTAATTCATTGCCTTGCTTACCTGTTGCAGCAATATCAGCAGCTAATGCAATTGTGTCTTGGAACGATTGCCCGTAAGAAGAAGCCATTTCCTTTGCAGTTGCAGTTACATCTTTTCTAACCTTTGCTAATTCTGCTGATGATACCTGTGCAAGTCCTCCATAGACCTTTGTTAATCTTGTTAACTCTTGATCTGCAGTTTGAAATGCTTTTGATGCTGCTGCTCCAAATGCTGCAAGTGGAACTGTCAAACCAACTGTTAACTGACGACCAGCCCACTGAGTATTCTTTCCCCAGTTAATTAATTGCGTTGCGCCATCCTGCATAACCTTATTCATGATTGCAGCTTCTTGACGAGCAATAGCTATTTTATTTTTTGTTTCATCTAAGCCACGCTGAACCATAACATTGTACTGCATGATTCCTTGAGCATTTTTACCAAGTGGTTGCAAAATAGCATTTTGCATCTGAACTTGTTGCTTAGCAAGTCCAGAAATTAAATTAGATGTTTGTTTTGCGTGAGACTGCCATACTTTATAGTATTCATTAAGCTTTAATCGGCCAGTGTCTAAGTTCTGGCCGAATTTCGCTACGTCATTTTGAAGAGTTACAAAGTGTGTTGAAAACTGTCCCGTGCTTCGCATTGTTTCTGCAAAGCCACGATTCATAACACCAATTTGGCTTAATAAATTTTTATTTAAACCAGCTGTTGTTGTTTGTAACTTTATTAATTCAGAGGTGATTGCATGTAGCTGCGTCGAAAGACTACTAAAGTCAGCCGTTGCAGTTATGTTGGTATTAATATTTTGTTCCAACTATTAACCTCTCTCGTAGCCCAACCCCATTCCAATTCCGAAGCCTGCCTCTGCAGCAAACGAGCCCTGTAATGAAATTATATCATCACCTGATGCCTCGATACCCATTGCACGACGCTTGATATCTTCGAAAGTTGAACCACTTTCTTTTGGCTCATTATCGGTTTCTACCCCTTGAAGTTGAGCCAAAAATTTTCTTTGTTCATTGTCTTGCTTATGCTTGGACACTATAGTTTGTATTAGTTCTGGCATTGACAAACTGTCTTCTAGATCTTCGTAATTCTTCCAGTGCCCTAGAAGAAAAGCTTCACCCTCTAAAGCAGCGAGATCTAGTTCTGACCAGCCAGAACCGCTGCTGCTAGCAAATTTGGGTCATCCATTTTGATTCCACCACAAACTTCTAGGATTCGGTTAATTGTAGGAACGTCCATTGCATCTTCAAATGCTTCTGTATCTGCTACTAATTCTGGTAGCTGCTTTTCTAGTGCAATTGCACATGCTGCAATAAGAACCGTAAGAGATTCGTCTTCAGTTACAGCTGCTGCTGTTTTCTGAATTTCTGTCATAAATCGTCTTAGTTCCTTAATAGATAGAGGCTTGAGCTTTACTGTGTCCCCGTTTCGTAGTTGAATTTCTTCTACGTCATATACTGTTGTTGCCAATTTATCCTCCTTTAGGATGTCTAAAATATTATAACATATTCATTTTACGGTTACAATAAGAAACCCCCGAATTTCTTCGGGGGCCCTAATAATTAAATTAAATTAATTATGCGTTTACACGGTCAATAATTTTACCGTATTCATTTCCTGAGTAAGCTGCGTCTGGAAGAAGACGGAATGTTACTGGGAATGTTGTAGCTGCGTTACGAGCTAGTGAGAACTGTGATTGCTGAACTGAAAGAACACGACGTGCATAATATACACGCTCTGTATTTGGATCAACAACAGTTGGAGCCTGTCCAACCGCAAATAGCTGACGCTCAGTTGGAGCAATACCAAGAGCACCCGCTGCAAGTCCAAGAGTTTCATCTGTATTTGATGAAGATGTTAGACCCTTTGCTAGTGTTCCTGACTTTGTGCTTCCTGGCTGTCCGAAAACAGCAAGAACGTTTTCCAAAGTACCTTCTGCAAGCTCTGTTGCAATCATAACTTCCATAGACTCCTTGAACAGCTTAGCTGTGTCAAGTAGCTGGTCTACTGTAACTGAACCGTATGTTGGGTTGTATGTGATTTGTAGACCGTTGTTTGTGTAACCAACGTTACGCACATCGCTTGAAGCTTCTAGAGCTACAGAAGCCTTTGCTCCCTTTGTGAAAGCAATTGTTCCTGAATCAAGCATGTTTTCTTCGTATCCGCTTACTGTTGAATCTTTTGTTGAAAGATACAATGGTGAAGCACCGACAAGAATATTTTTGGCTGTGTTAAATGCCATTATTTCTACCTCCTAAGTAAGAAAATTGTATACAATTTGCTGGCTAGGCTCTTTTCCTCTAAGATAATTTTAGGCTATAATACGCCCAAAAGCAACTAGGCGAATCTGCCAGAATCGTCAGTTATTCTAGCATACTTAATTTCAAGAATAACGTCTGTAGAGTAGAAGCCCTTTAGTTCCTCAGATGGACCTATTGGGCTAATATCCATAACCAGAGAATTAAAGAATTTGATCAGCTGTGTCGACTTTGCCTGATTTAAATCTCTGGCAGAATCGTCCATTCTTCTAAATACGTCAATAACAAGGTTACGCATTTCTACCAAATCTCTATCATCTGTTGCGTATAAGGTGAAAAGAAGTTTCTCATCACATATCCACCAGTCAGTACTATATGATTGAGATATTTTGTCATAAACAATATGTTTTTTGCCATTTAAAAATTGATCAAATTCTGGAAGCTGCTGTACTGGAATAATTGGAACAATATATTCTCCAATATTGTCACTATAATAATCTTCTTGATTAAATACATTATTATTTAATAATTCATCCCATAATAACCTGCGGACCTCATACATAGCATCTATCTTATAGTTTGTCATAGAACCCCTCCAAATGCCCTTGTAAGGGCCATATCCGCCTCTCTGCGGATTGTGTTAGGGGCAAATGAGTACTTGACCCTTTTAATGCTTACAGGGACGCTGAGAGCGTTCATCATTTTAGAATTAAATATCTGCTGAAATCCAGATTTTTTGATTGCATCGCTTACCAACTGTCCTGAAAAAAATTGTGCATATGATAATTGAAATTTATGTGAGGCAGCTTTTCCGCCTGGGCTTTTAATTCTTACAGGCTCACCCTTTGGCATAAATACCGCAATACCGTCTATTGTAAATACAAGTCTTTGAGAGCTTTTTGGGTAAACAACTACTGGCATTCCGCTTTCCATAACTTCTGCTTTTTTAACAAATCTATATTTATTTTTAGATTTATTATTTTTAGTTGGAACAAACGATTTGGAATCTAGGAAGCGATATCTAACGTTAAATGATAACCCAGTTGTATCAGCTTTATATATAGCAAATAATCTTGCATTAGGGTTTCCGACCTTATTCCATTCATATACGTGATGCAAAGATCTTGGATTAGACCTAGCTTTTGCATCCATAAATAAACCAAAATCTTTTTCTATTTGATTAAATATAGTTGTTTTAAATAAATTTTGAAAAGAAGCGTTTGTTTCTAGCTTAGATAATACGTTAGACTGATAATATAAAAATGCTGATATTTGAGCTACTGAACTATCTTTTATAGGTCCAGAAATGTGAGAACCAACCATGAGCTTTTCAAGCCCGCTGGCTGCTTGCATAAGCATTGCGTCATTGGCCAAGATCCTGATTCTCCGATCTTTTTACTAATGTATTATAAGCAATAACCTCTCCAAAAGGATCTGTAATTGGAGTAACACCAACTACTTCAAATACAGTTGGGGTTTCTGTTGGATAATTAAGCTCAGTCCAAATAACAAAACCTTTTTTATTTCTAATGTTTGTTAGTTTATGTCTGCCGTTTATTTTTTCAGTAGTTCTAATTTCTACGTATTGCTCATTTTGATATTTATTGTTTATGATTTGTCTATCTGTAGATCTTGTAGAAGCTGCGTTGGAAACAACTCCTTTTGCGCTACACGAAAGCGTTTTTGAATAATGCCATTCTTTTCTTAAAGCTCCGCTATCTGGATCCTGTGCGTCGGTTTGCACATATAGATCCAGTTGCATCTGTAAAAGCGATGCAACAATATCCATTTTAGAATGCCACCATTCCAGTGATTACATATGGCTGTAATAGCTGATCGGCGTAAAGATTTCCAGTTCCTCTATGTGCATCTTCCATAAACTCAAATTGCATATCAAATGCACTAATTGATTTAACGTATCTATTGCGCCATTCTTTATCTTTATCAAAAAATTGCTGAATTAATATGATGCAGGCTTCTTCTACGTTATCTGGTACTGAGGACCATCCAAATCTTCCCTGCACAACATATCTAGAGTCTTTTTTAAATGCATACTGATATCCTCTATCTAAAATTGTAGGAGGAACAAGGCCATTGGCCGAATAGACTTCATTATCCATTAACTGCTGTTTATTTACTCTAATTCCAAATCCAGATTCAGAAATAATTGGATCATACAGCCAATTAAATACACTATTTATTTTATCAACCAACAACACATCGTTTTCATATAATTCATGAACTTGATAAACTTTAAATGGCATAGGCAAGATATCAGAATCTGAGCCATAAACTACTTGTCTATCATCATATAAATAAAAGAATTGTGCTGTGTAAATTTCAATAAGTTTTCTGGCGTACTTTTCAGCCATTTGAACTTCATGATATGTCTTATAATTTGGATCTGATGGATCTGTTCCTAAATTTAAATCTTCCCATACGTCTGATAAGTTTGCGTAAGGGGTAACTACATCTGTGTAATAAATATGGGATGCGGAATTCCCATCAATCTCATAACTCCATTGAATTTTAAACTTTCTATTTCTTCTGCATTCTTCAAATGGAATTATGATTTGATAGGTTCCGTCATCTGTCTCAAGCTTGGTAGCTTCTAATTCTAAAATTGGCGTATCAGGATCAACTGTTGGATGTAAAGTATTATCCTCAGTTATATCATAAACTGTAGCTGTGACGTAATCATCATCAGCATTTGTTATTTCTCCGCCCCAAAAAATTTTTGTTTTAATTGGGGAAGTTTGATCCTTATATATTTCTGCCATTTAGATGGTTTAGTTATAGTACTCTTGTACTTCCTTTGGAGTTGCTAATCTAAACCCTACCTCCCTATTGAAAATTTCTTGAGCATCATCCTCAGGCATCGCAACAAACGGATGCTCTTTGGTGAATGTATAACCCATTATATCGTATCTAAAATTAGCTCTCGTCATGCGAACAAGAACTGAATCTGCTGGACGAGCTGCCTTTGGGTCAAACTTTGGAAGAACTTCAATCTCTTCTACTGAATCTTCCATGTCATTTTTTGCCTTGTTATATACAGACCAGGTAACTCCTTCTTCTGCTAAAGCTGCGATAATACTTGCCTTACCTTTAAGGCCATCGATATCTACACCGAAATCATCTGCAACTTGTTTTAACTCTGCTACCTTTAATGTGTCAAAAGACATTAATTTCTCCTTTTTCTAGGTAAAATAATTATAGCATTAAGAAATTAAAATGAAAAGCCCCCTAAATTAATAGGGGGCTTTCTTTGGTTATTAAGCTAAATTAGCTAGCAACCTTAATGTTCTTAACAACTACCCAAGCATCTGCCTGTTCGATCTGAACGCCAACACGAGTATACATTGTGTACTCGATTGAGTCCTTACGTGGCCAGAAGAAGCGGTAAACAGTTACATCACGCTTGATACCAATAACAACGTTATTTGGGAATGTCAAGTGTAGATCACCGTGTGATCCAGTGTGACCTGAATAATCGCCTGCCTGTGTTTCTGGAAGAAGTGGAACTTCAACGATTGGAATACCGAAAGCAAACGGTGCTACGAAACCTGCTGGACCGCCAAGTTGTGGCTGATCACCACGGATAATGCTTGAAGCGATATCCTGTGGATTAGCGAAGTTTGTAGAATTAGATGTGCTGTATAGATAATCCTGAATTAAGTTTGAACCTGAAAGGAAGCGAAGGTCATTACGACGCTGCTTGTACTTACGAGGAAGTGCCTTAAGTGCTGAATTAAATACGGCACGTGAGATAGCTGCGCCATTAGCGTCAACTACGTGTCCGTTATCCTTTGCCTTCTTTACAACACCATCAAATGCCTTATAAAGTGCATCAGATGAAAGTGCTGTATCACCGTTTAGAATTACATCTTCGATGTCATTTCCAGCTTGTGTTGCCATCAAGCGGGCAATGTGATCTTCTAGATCAGGACCTTCGATGTTATCCTCTAGTGATTCTGTTGAAAGCTCCCAATCCAAGCGAAGCTTCTTTGTTGTGAGAGAAATCTTTGAGAAGGTAACTGCTGCGTTTGATGCAGTGTTATCACCTTCAGTAGCGAGCTTCATAAGCTTCTCGCCAACTCCAATACGATCAATCTCTGTTGTGTCTGCCTTCATGCGGACTGTTCTTGCTACCTTACCGATTACGGTTGCATCAAAAATATAGTCCAGGAAGCGAGCAGACTGTTCTGGGTTAAGCAAACCACCATTGCCGTTTTCAGACGCTGTATGGATACCTGTACCTCCAGTTGAAGAACCGAAGCTACCTGTAGCTGTTGTACCAGATGCAATTGCTTTTTCTAACAATTCATTGCTCATTATTTTTTTCACCTACCTATTAATTAGTTAATTAGTTCATTAACTGAACCGAGGAAAGAACCATTCCATTTAGATTTTGGTCTTATTACTTCCTGTGACCCGCCAAGGTCAGAGGACTTCTTAAATGCGGTATCATGCTCTACAGCATCTACTCGCTTCTGAACACCGTCGATGGTGCTCTTTATATCTGTAACAGCTGCACTTAGTGCGCTGTGCTTTTCTGCCAATTCTGTGATTTGGGCATTAACGCTCTTGCTAAAACTCTCAACAGTTTCTCTAATTTCTGAAACTTGAGCTGCATTTACCTCTGCTGCCTTGGTCAAAGTGTCCGAGAAAAATCCCTTAAGGTCTACCATCATTTTTGCAAAATCAGGCTGCTCTTCTAGAGTTGCAGCTTTTTCAAGATCTGTATCTTCTTCTGCTGCCTTTTCAACGGTTTCGGCAGAAGCGTCTTCAGCTGCTGCTTCTTCTGCAACAACTTCTGTTGTTTCTTCTACTGCTTCTGCAGTTGTTTCTTCAACAGCGTCAACTGACTTCTCAACTACAGTATCTTCTACTGCTGTTGTCTCTGTGTTTTCTGACACTTCATTACCTCCTTCTGCGTTTGCCTGTTTTGCGATTTTTGTATCAGGCAACGTTTCTCTTGACTTCTTGAACGAAGCAAGAATCTTATCTACTTCTTTAGACTTATTAACATCATTAGTTTCTACCCAACCAATTAATGTTGCTGGCTTTCCAGTTACTGGGGATGTATAAGTTTTTTCTGCTGACATGAAAACAGAATCGCTATCTTCGCAATAAAAAATATTTTCTACTGAAATCGAAGCAGCCATTCCTTTAAATACTAATTGTCCATCTTTTGATTTTGAAATAGATAGAATATTGCAAAGTTCATTTGCAGGAGAATCAACAATTGAAAGCTCTACTAAATCGTATTGCTTAATAAAACGAACTGCTGTTCCGTCCGCCTTGTTAACTTCATTATCTGATTCTGTAATTTTTCCACCGATTGAAAAACCAGAAAGAGTGCCATCAAGAACTTTTTCCCAAGTATCTTGTGCACCCTTTGAAACGTATACATCTACGTATACTCCATTATAAAACTTTTTTGAATGTGCATCATAGTATGTTTCTGGCTTAAACGATACTAGCTTACCTACTGCAAGAGGCGTATGCATTTCACGAATATTGCCACGGAAATTTTCAAAAGCTTTTAAGCTTGCTTCCGCTGTTACAACATCACCAGTTTGGTCTAAATTATCAAGAGTAGCAAAACCAGAGACTGTGCGCTTTTCTCTGTTTACCTTTGTGAAAGGGACAGATAAGCTAATTTGGTCGCCATTAGAAATCCAATGTGATTTTTCTATACTCATATGCTTAATTTTATACGCTTAGAAATAAAAAGGCAAATAGTGGTCTACTACTTTTAGTTGACTTTTGGACCATCGCCTTTTGCATTTCGGCCTTCTCCAATATTATCAGTTTGACCTGCAGATCTTTCAGAATCCCGAGATCTTGTTTTTCCAGCATTAGCAGCCATATCTGCTGCAACCTGAGGCTTTAACTGAATAACTTTGTCTCCGCCCTCAATAGGATTCATACCCTTTAAAATTCTAACTTCATTAGGGGTATATACCTGATTACGCAAATATCTTTCATCAATTTGAGACTGAGTATTTTCATCAGTTAGGCTTAATTCATTAAATCTAATAACAAGAGCATCTGTCTTTTCAGCAATAATTCTATTCAATTTCTTTTCTAAAGACATTTGCGCTGGACGGCAGACTTGCTCTTTAAATGTTTTATCGGCATCTCTAGCAGCAGCTAAATTTACACCCTCTGGAATTCCAATTTTACTAACTGGAGTTCTGTGTGCCAACAAAATTTCATCTCTATTCATTTTACGATAAACATTAAATGAAGAATCTTGAGCATCAGCCTCGACTGGCTCCATTTTAAATTCAACCTTTTGGTCTGGAGAATCTGCTGGTAGTGGTACATAAAGGGATCTATGATTCTTTCCCTTTAAGCCTACCTGGAAAAATTCCAGCAACTTACGCTCTGACTCAGGAGAAAGTTTTGCGCCTTTAACTGTAATAACATAGCGAGGTACAGCCTTGTTTTCAAAATAATCTAAATTATATCTTCCAGAAAATTCATTTCCAGCTAATGCCATTTGAGCAGCTACGATATCTGGGATACCGTAGTAATTATTCATTGGGGTATATTTCTTTAAATGAATAATTTCATTTGGTCTTGGCAAATCTTCTCCCAAAGGATTTGGAGTTTCCATATCTCCAAAATTTCTAAAAAATACTACCTTGCCATAAAGTAATTGCATAAAGCCGTCACGAAGTCTGCGTACACGCATTGTTTTTGCTGGAATATGTCCGATATATCCGATATCTCCATTGACAGTTCTGCCTATTTCAAGATATCCATTTCCAGTAGCCTCTAAATCGGTATAAACTTTAATCAAAGTTTCTGTGAAAGTTTCTTCATCGTTACAGTTTTCTAGCCATTCATCTAAATCTTGACGAAGTTTATTTAGCTTTCTTCTAGCTCTTTCTAGTTGCTTTTCATCTGTAATCCCGTCTAGGGCTTCATTAGTTTTTCTTGTTTCCATGAATTTATATCCAAGGCCAACAATGTTAGCAACTTTAGCATTAATTGCAGAATAATTATATGTTGACACTTCGTAAACTTGAGATAAATAATCTTGGTTGTATAAAGGCTGAATTAAATCCCACATAGCATAACCAGTAATAGCTTGCGCCATTAAGTTCTGCTGTGTTGCAGTTCCACCAATACCAGTAAATGACTTAGTTAAATCTCGACTTACTTTTCTTTTTGCACTAGAGCCTAATCCTCTAACCTTCTTAATATCTTCAAGCCCCATGTTAAATGGATCATTATGCTCTTCTTCACTCTTATAAACAAGGCGGTCACCAGAAGCCACAACCCTAACTTCTTTTGATTCTTTATCTTCTTCGTATAACATTACTGTACTTGTCCACCTCTCAAGGAATCTTTATATGTTCCAATATCCAAAGGATCTGGGGTAAGCCCCCATTTTAATCTTTGCTGCTGATATTCGAACTCTTCATCATCAATCTTGCGTCTTCCTGAAAGGAATAGAGGCCTACCCTCATATATGCCATACGAGCTAACTTCTCTAGCCAAAGCATCCATTCTTGACTTGTTTCCTTTGGTAGATGTGATTGATAGAAAGTTTCCTTCATCGTCACCAATCCACCTT